CTGATGACCTCGGATAAAAACTTGGTACAGTGGCAGATACATTATTAGAAAGGTTAAATGTGGGCTGATTCTGACCAAGACCTCCAAAGACGGTAGATGTAACATATACCCTACTAGCTCCCCCTGTCACAATTCTTAAAGTATTATCAGCACTTTCATAAAATCCTGTATTTCCGTCACCAAATTTGAGAGCCAAATCATTTTCTGCTCCAAGAGATGAAATCTTTATATTCCCAGCAAATGTAGCGTCGCCTGTATTGGTTATTGTAACCATATCCGCACCAGTACTATTCTCAAGTAACATTAAATTTCCTGAACCATCCTGTCTATATCCGAATGCTACACTTGAACTATTAGTTCTTCCAAAAGTATTGCCTTCAATATCAAGGGCTTGACCTGCTTGAAATCCTCTTTTGGCTTGTACCATGCCATCAAAAGAATGAGTACCTGTACCATCAACAGTTAAATTTCCAGCAAATGTGGCGTTGCCTGATGTATCTATTGTTAGTCTGGCATTTGTATTTAAATCCCCATCAGAAGATATTTTAAATTTGTCCCCATCACTATTATCAAGTCCCATTACCCAACGCTGTGTACCAGTTTCTAAGAATTGTAATATAGCATCACCAGTACCTGCTTGTTCTATTGTTAATCCAGCAGAAGAGTCAGTAGCAGTTGTATTTTCGTAAATATGGAGTGGACTTGCTGGACTCGTTGTCCCAATTCCGACATTGCCTCCTTCAAGCCAAGTCATTATATCGTTTGAGTCAGTGTTATTCCTTATATATAATCTTGTAGAATCCGCACCTATGACATACTCATCACTTGGAGAACCTGTTGTTCTTTGTAATTCAAGAAGTCCATCTGACGATGAGTTATTAATAGTTACAACCCCTGCTGTTCCTCCTACCCCATTAACAACACTAACATTACCTGTAAAAGCACTTCCTGATAAATGAGCAGTATCAGCATCAAGATAAGCACTTGCGATAGCTGTCCCATTCCATACACCTGTGCCAATAGTTCCTAAAGAGGTAATTGTTGGAAGTCTACCTGCTGCTAAAGTACCAGAGGATATGTTTGAAGCTGAAGTTGTATCAGTAGTAGCAGAAGTTGCTAGACCATGAGAACCCACAGAAGTCAATGCACCACTTATTTTAGAAGTGGCGATAGCTGCTGAAGAGTTTATATCAGCATTTACAATTACATCATCGTCAATATGGGATGACAATATAACATCATCACCAATCTTGATCGCTGATTTTGCAGGTTCATTTCCCCAATAAGCCATTAGGTAATCTCCATAAGCGAGAGCGTGCAGTCCATAGAACTTGCTGCACTAGCATAAGCCTTTAATATATCACTAGCCTCCATTACGATCTTATTACCAGACATCATTTCCAAAGAACTTCCAGAAGGAACTGGTGCATTTTTCATTAAAGTAACATTATCTCCATCGTTATTAGTTAATGAAACCGTTGCAGTTATTGAAGACGATGCTGTAGTATTCGCCAAGGTTACTCCGATTAAAACCGCAGTAGTGCTACTTGGACAAGTATATATTGTACTTGGAGATCCAGAAGAACCCGATACATTTAATTTCGTCTTTACTTTAAAAAGATTAGCCATAATTTCTCCTTATCATCCAAGCGCAACTGACATAGCAACTGCATTAGCTAGAGCATCTGATGCTGCCGTCGTACTGTCTTTTATTTCTTGTATATTACCTGATGAGTCCTCAAAAAAGAGCTTTTTATCAACAGTATTGATAGCTAATTCACCAGGGACAAGATCATCTGCATCTGGAGAGCCAGTTCCGCTAGTTTTTCTTTTTAATTGAACTATATTAGCCATTAACTATAAGCTCCACCATCTATTACTGCTCCATCTACACTAGCACATTTAATTCCCGCAAGAACATGATCTGCATTTGAAGTATTAACTGTTGTTGTTGGTGCTGCACTATTATTTTTAAAAAATGTGAATACGTGTGAATTGTCCTGGTCAGAAAACATTCCAAGATATTTAGTCCCACTAGATGCATATGTACCATATATCCCAATATCAACTGCATCACTACCAGTATTGGCTTTTGCAAGTGCGATTAAAGGATCTTCCACAGCCAGAGTTTCAGCATCGACTGTTACAGTGGTTCCTGATACGGTCAAATTTCCTGCGATAGTAACATCTGCTGGAAGACCAATCTGGACTTGATTGCCTGAAACAACAGTATTTACTTCATTAGCAGTACCAACAATATCAATGGTTTCACCCAAAGATACTGGGTCATCAGTTCCGCTATCAGCTCCAAAAGTAATAGATGAATTCGTAAGTTTTGCATTTGTGATTGAACCTGCTAAATGAGCATTATCTACCGCGCCAGCGGCAATTTCAGCACTATCGACTGCATCGTCAGCCATTTTAGCGTTAGTTATTGCATTATTAGCAATCGTCAAAGCACCAGATGCATTGATCGTCGCATCTCCGCCTAGAGCCTTATTGTCCCAACTATTAGTACCATCGTAAAGAATTAAGTGACCAGATTGAGGACTATTAATTACTGTATCAGTAAGCTCAGAAAGAGCATCATAATCATCTACTTTATCGTCAACATATGCTTTTATACTTTGTTGAGTTGCAAGTTTAAGTGCACTATCACTCGCCATATTGTCTTCGTCGAGAATAGGTGCTCCAATCCAGTTCGGAGTTGAAGAATCAGAAGCGATCCAAAGTCTTGAATCACCAGTATTGTAAAGAGGTTCACCAGCGGCATGCCCACTATTTCCAGGGACTCCAGAGGATTTTCTCTTGAATTGAATAGTATTAGCCATTAGTATGTGCCTCCATCTATTGTTTTATTATTTAATGATTGGGCTGTAGCTACATCTACGATATCATCCGAATCAGTGCCTCCAACCAATATTCCATCTAATTGATTAAGTTCTGTACCGCTTGCTGTTATCAGCGTGGTATTTAACTTTAATCCTTTTGTTGACCCATCATGAGTCGCAATTTTTATATTATCTGTCCCAATTTGAAGAGCAGATTCAGTCCCATCTCCATCTAAAAGCGCGCTTTCCGACGCTCCAACTCCACCATCAACGTGGGTAAGTTGTTTAAATGTTGAACTTATTGTTTCTCCTACTAAAGTTGTTGCCATAATTGCCTCATATAATTGCGTAAGGAGCTTTGTCCATTACTCTTCTCATTCCACCGAATCTATTCTTCTGATATGTATATACCAGTCTTTTAAATTCGTTCATGTGGAAATTTCGTTTTTCATAATTCATTTCATTCTCTGCAAATTTTGCTTTTAGATATTCAACTGCTGCTAAACAAAGTTCTTCAGATAAATCTATAACATCATCTTCGCTATCTGATACAGTAGGTAAAGCTGAATATTCAAGCATTAATCCATTTTCTATAAGAGCAGATGGACTTTTATAAACAGAAGTTTCTTTGTCTTTTTGCAGAATCGCAAGATTTGCACCGCGTAAATAATATTTAAAATTTATAGCCATCAGGTTAAGTCCGCATCTACATTTGGAGTATCAAGAACTCGTTGTATTTTTACATATTCAGCTTCTTCTGCATCATAGATCATTACATCTTTTAAAGATACAAAGTTATCTGGGAAAGAGTAATATCGCTGGTCCTTAACTATATCAGCTTTAGACGCAACTACATTATCTTCGATCATCATATTTATTTCTCTCATAGCATCTTTTAAATATGCAATTGAATATCCTTGATTAGTACTACCAGCTCTTTCCATTAATTCTTTAAGTATCATTCTGAACCCCACTGATATTCAACTTGACCCCATATCCTGTTATTATTCTCTTTCCATAACAAGTATGCAAAATGCCTCCAAGTCAGATCTGGAGTTGTCGTTGATGTGTCATAGCTTGTATTTGGACTAACTTGAGAAGTTGTAGACCAAGTAGTGCTAGGAGTTGTTTCTGTTTCAGACCAACTCATATTAATCTATAACCGCATATTCTACAGCTATTGTCTCAGCCCCAGAAGAAATAAGCCCAAATCCCATTCCACTCCCTAAAGCAGGAACTTTTGGTAAAGCAATTGCTCCACCTGGACTTATTCTACAAAATTCTTTAAAATTTCCATCTGAATATTCTAATTTTACAATTAAATCAATATTTGCAGTAGAAGCAGTTCCTAAAGTTTCTGCGTCTGCTCCATATTGATACCCAGTATGCTTTATAAATAACACATCACATGCATCATTAGCTGCAATTACTAATTCAGATCCACCAGAAACTGGACAATTACCATAAGCAACTGTTCCTTCAGAAAATCCTACTACAGCTATATCTGCTGATCCCGTTACGACAGAATCACTACCGCCTAATGTTTTGTTTACATCGCCCTCTATAACATCTTGAGCAGCATATTTACCTGCAACGCCCGCAATTGTTCTAACTGGGGTTACGCTAACTGCGTACTCTACTCTGTTCGCCATCTTGTTGTCTCCTTATTAAAAATGGTTCAAACCCCTTCTCGTATTGCTCTCTAACCATTGCATATTGTTTTTCATACCATTGATATTGAATTTGTTCTTTTTGCATTTTAGCATTGAACTCGGCTATATAAGTTTGAGCTCTAGCTTGATAATCTTGAAGTGAAGACCCAAATCTTTGTAACTCAACCTGATTCTTTGCAGCATCATGCTGTAATTTAGCTCCTAATTCAGCTGCTTCAGCTTGAGTAAAAGAAGTTTGTCTTGAAATATCTGCTGAATACTTCTGAATAATAGAACCAACTTTAGCTTGATACTCATTTAAATTTTCTTGTAGATCTGCCTGCCATTTAGCAAACTTATAATTTAAGTTCTCAAGAGTCCATTCCTGAACAACAGCATTTAACTGTGCTTGATACTGCTGAACTTGAGTTCCGTATCTTTGCAATTGAGAATTATACTCACTAGCTTCTTTTTCAAGACCTTTTGCTTTATTTTGAAGATCTATATTAGTTGAAAGACTCATCTCCTGAATTCTTCTTTGTATATCTTTCTCAAATTCATTAATAGACTTCTGGAATTGGATCTGATATACAGCATTTTCTTTATTAAAGGTATTCAAACTATCTTGAATTTTAGCACTGAACTCAGTCACCTTTTGCTGTTCTTCAGATAACTTAGACTGAGCGAGTTCAATATCTTCATCTGTTTCGATCAATGAGGTTATTTTTGTAAAATTTATTTCCTTCATTACTGGAGGAGTATAAGTCGGAGCAGCTGTATTAAAGGTTGCCGATTGAGCACTATAAGATCCTTGTAATGCTGCATCTGTATAAATGAAAGATGGAGCTCCAGGAGGAGTTGGAATAGCGTCTATTGCACTATTCGAAGAAGAAAGATCTAATGCATCAATTGATGGGTCGGCTATCGAGACATACTCGGGTAGAGATACGTCATCAACTGCAGTTACTGTCGTCATTCCGTCACTTGCAACTCCAAAAGACAACGTAGGTTGAGGAGGTGTAGAAGGTAAAGAGAGTACCAAGCCCGACAGACCCGTGTAGCCGACCATCTTTTCTTGTAAAGCTTTCATAGCAGCATAATTAACAACTACAGGTATTAGGCTAGTTGGAAAATTGTTAATTGTACTCGCATTTAAATTTGCCAGGGTTGTATAGTCAACAGCGCTATAAGTAAAACTTCCAGATGGTAAAATATATAATTTTTGATCTAAAACATAATATTGAGGATAATTATCTGTAGCTTTTTGCAGAGAATCGGATTCAGCAGCTGCGAATCTTTTATCTGCAGGGATTAGCGTTGCAGCTTTACTGCCTTTTGTAACATTCAATATGTGTTGTCTTTCAGTTACAGTTGCGCCACTACTTGAGCCAGAAAGCTCTTGTGAAAACAAATATCCAGACTCAGAATCAATCGATAAAACTTTATCAATAACAATTCTTATTCCGTCATTGACCCATTGCAATTCATTCGTAGAAGTTCCTGCTAATGCTCGAACTTGTGTTTCTAAACTTGCCATATTATTTCCCTTTGATTAGTGGGGGAACATGTTAATACAGAGGTTCCCCCTTAAGAATCATTATTTCCAGATAGCGTGCGCTTCAGGCATAACTATTTCCATACCGCCTTCGGTTTGGATTAAGTCAATGCGTCTGTCAACACCCGTGTTCTCTAGACTTTGAACGCCAACATAAACCGCTGTATCGCGATTAACGCCGTTACCGACCAATGGTCGCCAAGCAACGTGTTTCAAGTTGACAGCCAAAATTTTGACTGGAGAACCATCTAAATGAATATTGCGAACAACATTCATATCACCATATGGAGTTGAGATCTGAGTTACTGGTAAACCAAATAACTTTTTCTTGCCTGTTACAGCAAAATCAAATCTAAACTGATCACTAATTTCAACGTCATTCTTTTGAAAGCCGCCTAATTTATGTAACCAATTATAGGTCGCAGTATCACACATGAACATAGTAGCGTTTGAGCTATTATATCTAGGATCCATGAAAGAACTCATATTTTCCAAGAAATCATCTGATGTAGTTCCATCAGTTGTTAGATCAATGGAGAATAAGTTACCACTAGTAAGAACATAATCAACGATACCAGCAGTGTAACGTACACCAGCGGAATCCTTCTGCTTAGAAGAAAACAAGATATCTGTTTCAATATCCCATTTATGTTCGATTAGTTTGTTCTTCCAAACGCGTGCCCATTCGTCGCGAGCTAATTTTAACTCGGTTGCGCGAGCAGTGTTTGTCATCTGCATGGTTGTCTTCCAGATTTGAGTGTAACCTACTACATCCTTGTAAGGTGTATCTTTGTAGGTATCTGGGAAACTAGAACCTTCAGCATGCGCAGAACCAACAACATAGCACTTATCTTTTTCAGCATAAGCAGTCGTAACTACTCCATCAAAAGTTGTACCTGTATGTTCGTATTGTGCTCCAGCTAATGTATAGTAATCATGCGCAGTCACTGCAGCTGCAGAAATTCCACGAACTACTTGACAAACTGCGTAAACAGTCTGTGCGTCAGAATTCGAAGGAGTTCCAATTGCCGTAATCTTAACCATGATATAATCATCGGTATAAGTTGTAGGAACTGTCTCGTCCTGTCCTGAACCAGCATTAGCTACTGTGATTAAACGAACTGGAATTTTAACAATTTGATTCACTAGGTGAAAAATTGGTTTAGTTCCAGATGCACCTACTGCAGTACCAGTTTGTCCAAGGACATTCTGTACGTTACCAGCAGATAAATAATCAGTTCTAAATGCTACAGCCATAACGTCATCCAATTGCAGATCTGTTGCTGCAAAAGAATAATCAGTATAAGCTGCTGCATCGCCAACCGTAGTTGCGCTTAAGTCCATTGCGACTGCATAAGCATATCGCTTGTGCCACATATGGCGTTGTTCCAGAGTTTTAAACTCTGGGTCTGTTGTTGCTTTTTTAGCAACTTTGCTCAATACTCTAAAAAATGGAGTTTGATCAGGTGACAATTCTGATACACGATCAGAAAAGTCATACCGTCTCCTTAGATCACCAGTATTAAAAGTAGACTCTACCTGAGCCTGAGCATGCGTTGATAATTGTAAAGGATTATCAGCCATGAGGTTTGCCTCACTTTCGTTTTAATTAAATAGAGGCACTATTTTTTATCCCACTAAGTAAATAAGCCATCCAAACCAGAATCCACATCTTTCAGAGCATCGAAGACTTGATCTTCGTGTTTTCTCTCTGTTTTCACTGTATTCTTGTTAGATACGCTTGCTGGAAT